ATCGTCGCCTTCTGCACCGCTAGTACCGCCACCAGCATCGCCGCCGCCAGCGGCAGACGCTCCTGTGGCAGAACCTCTGCCTTCTCCCTCCGAGCCGGTTCAGCCAAGGGGGCCGGAAGGAACGATTGTTTCTCCCACTCCTATGAAGGCCGGGATTGAGACGGAGCGAAAGAAAAAGAAGTATGGGGGGAAGGGTCCGCCGTCGAGACAGGGGGGAACAGAGGCCAATCCGAAACCTTCAGCCCCTGGACAAGGAGAACTTTGGCCAGAGTCGGTCCAGCTTGACGGTCAACTGCTGTACGAAGCCGAGGTCGCGAGCGCCGGCAAGGACAGCAAGGTTCGCCTGACCGGCACTGACCTTGTACGATTGGTTGGGATGTTGAGCGAGGGCAATGCTCCGGTCAACAGGGTGAGCTTCAGGTGCTGCGGTAAACGTCTGGCCTTCGCTCAGGAAACAAAGAACTAGGAACAACATCCATGTCGCTTCGGGTCTTGGTTGAAAATGCGTTTCTGGGTCTCGGCTTCGAGTCCCTCGCTACCGTGAATCGGGAAGGACCGATTTGCGAGAGTGGGATTCTTGGTGGCGATATGATTCCGAAGAATTATATCGAGCCGACCCTGAAGCAGATCGAGAACGAACTCGACAAGATTGCCATGGAGCTTGATGACGACGTTAAGATCAAGACCGTTGGCTCGATTCGTTTCGCGAGTGAGACGCGGTCAGTCTTCGGCGACCTTGATGTCATCCTGCGCGTGAGTAAGCCCGAGACGTTGAGTCGGATCAAGGTCTGGGTGTCGGAGAACGAGGATACGACGAACGTTCGTGACATCCAGTCCAAGAAGTCCGGCAACTCTCTTGACCCTGACAACATGGGGGATCAGTTCTCGTTCTTGTTCCCGATCTATGATGAGTCTGGGAACAAGATCGACGTAGGGAAGATTAAATCGAACCTCCAGTTGTTGTCTGGCCAGCCGAATATGACCTATCGTGACAACCACGATCAGCGGTTGAAGATCGATGCGAACGTGAAGAACCTGGGGCCGCGTGAAGACGGCGAGCCCGCCTACATCCAGGTGGATGTGATGCGAGTCCTGGTTGACGGTCAGGAGTTCGACGGACTCGTCGGCAAAGCGCAGAAGTTGGCGCAGCGGCTGGAGGAGATCGAACTTGACGGGGCTCTTCAGGACGCGGACCTGAATGGAGACGGAAAGATCCAGGGTCCAGACGAACTGAAGGCTTGGCTGAAGAATTTCCTTGATGGCGCGGAGGTCGAGGAGTTCGAGCATCACTACAAGTTCCTGAAGGGTCACGGGGAACTTCAGAACAACGACGACCAGACCTTGCTCGCGGCGATTCACTTGCTGTCGAGCGAGGATGACTTCGACGGGAAGATCACGAATCGTTTCGACAACATGGGTTATCGTTACGGGTTCCACCCTGACTCGCTTCAGTTGATTTACTTCCTGGCGAATCAGTTGGGCATCCCTCTGGACGACGACAACTTCAACGAGAAGACGCTTCAGAAAATGCTCGACATGGCGAAGGTGGTTACGACCGAGACGGGCCAATCGGCCGGGCTGCAACAGACGGATGTCAACCGTGTCGATGCCGGCGCGAAACAGCCAGCACAGGGAATCGTGTCGGACAAACTAACCCTCCAGACGATGAAGAACCCGGCCGAGTTCTTTCGGATGCTCAAGGGCAAGATGAAAAATGACGCGAAGGACTTCGTGATTCTCAACACGAAGAACAAGCGGGCCGACGAGGCGAACCCCGATGCCTTGTTCAAGAACTTCGGAACAAGAAGGGTGAAGCAGATATGAACCGTCCAATCAACGAGAACGTTCAGAACGCCTTGGGGAAAATGGGCGTGAACTATCCGAAGAAAGCGGAGGTCACCTACGGCACCGAGATCGTGATCGAGGGTGCTGACGAGCCCGAGGTGGAACATCTGCTTGCGACTGCGGAGCGAACGGGTAAGCTGTCGGGTGTCGAGAAGGGGGAGGATCGTGTTCGGTTCCTCTTTGAAGATTCATTCTTCGCCAACCGCTTCCTCGACTTTGCCAAGGTCAGGTCGAGAACCCAGGAGGGGATGCGAGTACGCAAGTCGATTCACCCCAGGCCAATCACGAAGAAGTAGCATATGAGTTTGTTCGGAACCCGATCTATATTTTCCGGGAACAACATCAGCTTTGACCTGAAGGCGGTCAAGAAGCGGCTTCGTGCGTCGGCTGGTGGTGGTGTTTCGGTAGTTGATGTTCCTGTCGAAGACGACTCAAACGAAATCAAATTGCCGGGTGATCCCGGAACTATCCAGAAGCATTCTCCGAAGGCGAAGAAGAGCCCGCACGCTCCCACGCTTCGGGGAAGGACTAACAATGTCCAGCAGCGGATAGAAGAAGAATGGAAGAAGATCGCCAACCCAGAGACAGGCTTCAGCTATTTCTGCAAGAATTATGTTTGGATCAATAACCAGAGACACGGCTATATGCAGTTCGTTCTCTATGGTTATCAGGAGCGGATTGCCAGCATGCTTGGCAAGCACCGCTTTGTGATCACCAAGAAGTTCAGACAGGCGGGCATGTCCCTTCTGACTGGCGTGTACTGTCTCTGGTATTCACTTTGCAACGCACGCATGCAGTGCCTGATTGTCTCAATCGGTATGCGTGAGTCGTCAAAGTATCTCCAGGAGAACGTTCGAGAGATCTACGACGCGATGCCCCAGTGGCTCCGGGGTGGACTGGATGCCAAGGGTAAGCCGATCAACTGGAAGAAGCCCAGGGCACCGAAGGACGCCGCCACTGAACTGGTACTTCCCAACAAGGCCAAGATCCGCAGCATCCCGTCCGGCAAGAGCGTCGGCCGTTCGTTCAGTACCAAGATCCTGATCGTTGACGAAGCTGCGTTCGTTGAGGACATGGAACGATTCTGGCTTTCGATCTACCCGACGATTAATAACGCGGGTGGTTCGGTCTTCGTGGTCTCCACGGTGAACGGTGTCGGGAACTGGTACTACTCGACCTACAAGGGTGCCGAGAACGACGAGAATGAATTCAAGATCGGGCACATGGAGTTCCCGGAACACCCGGACTACAACGATCCGCATTGGGTGGAGCAAACAAAAAGACAGATCGGAATTCGCGGCTGGCGACAGGAAGTCTTGGGTGAGTTCCTGGCCAGCGGTAACACCTTCATCGATGCCGACACGATTCTCTGGCTTGAGGGGAATTGTGAAGAGCCCCTGCGCAAAGAATGGGGCGGGAAGCTTTGGGTTTGGGAAGACTTCGTTCCTGGTCACAAGTATGTTCTTGGCGCGGACTGCGCAACTCAAGGAGGATTGGACTATTCGAGCATCTCAGTCTTCGACATGATGACCGGGAATCAAGTTGCCGAATACAGGGGGAAGGTCCATGAGGACATGTTCGCCCAGCGTATCGCTGAGATAGGATATCTGTATGGGTCTTGTCTCGCTGCGGTGGAGATCAATGCGAAGCCGGGTGGGTCGGTCGTCACGAGTCTCAGACGGGTCCAGCGATACAAGAGACTTTTCAAGCAGGTTAAGAGCGGCGAGGCTGGATGGCTAACCAACCAGCGGTCGCGGAACAATCTTGTCGCGCACATGGAATCTGCGATTTATGACCAGTCCCGTCCGTGGAAAATCAAAAGCACCAGGATGGTGGACGAATTCAAAACATTTATCGTCACCGAATCGGGCAAGATCGAACATGACAAGGGTTGCAATGACGATCTGATTTTTGCTTTGATGATCGCTATCGTCCCGGAGGTCCAGCAGCAAGCCGGCCGCTTCAAGCCTCGCCAAGTACACGCGCTCAAAGTCGTTGATGATCCCTCTGGAGAAGGGTTCGTCGGGACGGTGGTGCCTGTGCATTTGGAGGGAGATGATCTAGAAAATACTCGCGCAAAACGCCGAGACCTGATAGGTAATACAGGATACGGCCGACAACTTGCCTATCGTGAGAAACTTGATGAGGTCGCTGGCGAGGACGTGATCGGGTGGCTTCTGGAAGATGTGGGCGACGATAACAAATGAACATCGTTGCGAGCATCACGGAGGATGTCGATAAGGTCATCCAGGCGTCACGGGACAGGGTGGCCAAGACCCGAGACAGGTCGAAGAAGAACCCGAGAAGGTTCGGCCGCAGAAAAAGGAACAATCCGAAAGCCCAGATGGGGATGAGGCAAGCGATGGCTCGCATGTCGAACCCGGAAGGCAGGAAGCGTGGCCGGCAGGGCGACAAGATGGCGAAGTGGGAACGCTGGTTCCGTAACGTGGGCGACCCAGAGTCGCGTCTTCAGAAGCGCGGAGAGAGGCGAAGAACTTAGATGCCCCCTGAAGTAGCACATCAAAGCATTGATCGGTTCCCGCATCTAAAACAACTGATGCGCCGGTTCGTCACTCGACACCGTATCGATATCGGCGGCGAGCTTGAGACGGAGCTAGATCAGTCTAAAGCCTCGAAGGGTCGTCGGAGCATCACCGCTGGATATCGAACCGGCACGGCGATGTTCAACGAGAACACGCCGGACGAATACCGGAATCGGATGGAGCGGTACGACGACTACGAGAAGATGCAGGAAGATGCCTCTGTCAGTGGCGGGCTCGACATCTATGCCGACGAGGCCACACAAACGAATGCCGTCACTGGGCACATGCTTGAGATTACCTCCGACGAGCAGGCGGTAAGAGAGGAGCTTGAGAAGCTTTTCTTCAAGGATCTGCGCATTGATGAGCAGGGATGGGGGATGATTCGTCGGCTCTGTCAGATGGGCGACGACCCTTATGAGATCAGATACCGCAAGGACTTCCGTGGCGTCTACGGCATTCAGAGAATCGATCCCAAACGTTTCGAGCGGATAGAAGACCAGGGCAAGCTCCTTGGCTTTCGTGTCCTTGGCAAGCCGGATTGGAAGCGCCGTAGGGCGACACGTCAGTACGTCAAGCAGCTTCGGGCCAAGGATAAAATCGTCAACCCGTTCAGGATCGTTCACTTTCGCTTGCCGAGTGCAAGCATGTCGATCTATGGCCGCGCCATCCTGGAAGCCGCCCGTCGCACTTGGCGTCAGGTCCGCTTGATGGAGGACAGCGTCGTCATCTATCGTCTCTCTCGTGGTGCGGAGCGTCGAGTCTTTTACATTCAGACCGGCACGCTGGCGGACGATGAGACTGAGGGTTACATCAAAAATTTGATGGCCAAGTTCAGGAAGCGCCCCTTCATCAATCCCAGGACCGGCGAGATTGACGAGAAGGCGAATCCCTTGGCCTGGGACGAAGACTTTTACATCCCCATTCAAGATAACCGGGACAACACGCGCATCGAGCAACTGCCCGGTGGCGCGAACATGGGGGAGATCGAAGACCTTCAGTACTTCCGCAACAAGATCGACGCGGAACTGAAGATCCCAACCACCTATTTGAACCGCGAGGGGAACTACGACACCAAGGCTGGCCTGTCTCAACAGGATATTCGTTTCAGCCGGACCATCGAACGTGTCCAGAGATCCTTCGTTGAAGGTCTGACCAAGGTCGCCTACATTCACCTGATGCTGAAGGGTTTCACCTACAGGCAGATCACCGGCTTCACGATCAAAATGATTCCGCCGTCTGCCCTGGCTGAACTTTTGCGCCTTGATGCTCTGAGCATGAAATTGGAAATCGCATCCCAGGCGAAGGGAACGGAGATGCTTCCCGACGTTTGGATCATGACTGAAATCATGATGTTCTCTGCGGACGAGGCGAACGAACTGATTCAAATCATGTCTCAACAAAGACAGGCAGCGGCTCAGGCCGAGGCGTCGGCCGCTGGCGGCGGCATGGGTGGCGGTCCTGTTGGCGGCATGGGTGGAGGCGAGATGGGCGGGCCGGTTGGGGTTGAAGGTGGTATGCCACCAGAGGGTCAGGAAGGAATTCCGGCCGGGCCAGGAGAGGCAGGCGCGCAGCCGCCGGCTCCAGGTGGCCCAGGTACGCCAGAAATGGCTCATGTTCTCCCTGGTCCTGTCCCTGTTATTTCTGAGGATTACAAAACTGCTTTGAAATCCTGGCTGAGTCGGAAAGCTCGTGAACAAAAGAGAGTGGAAGTCAGGGCCAACTTTGGTAATTTCGTAAGGACGAATGAGGTTGGCGGCTTAAAGATCAAATTCGGCGAAGAGTTGCTGACCGAATCCAGCTTGGAGACTCTTGGTCGGGTAGATACAGTTATCGAAACATTGGAGAGGAAACAACGCGATGTCTCGCCTCTTATCGAAAATCTTTGAGCGGATCGAAAACGGGTCGGAAGACACGATCCGTGAGATGCTGGATCTTGCTCTCGGCATCTGGACCGCCGAGAACGGGGCCGCGCATCAGATCCTGGCGGTTTCGGAGAGCCGGGTCTGCTTCGCAGACCAGGAGGGGAGCCTCTATGTCGGTTGCTACACGCTGACCGAAGACAACAAGCTGAGGGTCTCTCAGGTCACCACGTTGTGCAACGTCTCCGAAGAGGAGGCTAAGACTGCGTGGCTTGAGGAAGACTGCCTGAGCATCGTGCGGGCCGTGCGTGAGCAGCGCGAGGCGGACGTTGATGCCATCGTGGCTCAGATCGTTGAAGACAAAACTCGTGTGATTCGTCGCAAGAAGCTGACGATGATCAACAAGCCGGCGACCCGTCGTCGGAATTACATGAAGCTGGGGGCGAGTGTCCGCAGAAGGAAAGAGCGTGCCGCCGCGATTACAGCCAAGAGGACCGGCTGGAAGTCAAGCAAGAAGGTACGCCAGAAGGCGTCGATGGCGCGGCGTGAGCTTCTCAAGCTTCCGAATCAGTCCAAGGGACCGAAGAAGGCTGCTGGCTGGAAAAAACTTGGCGAAAACATCAACGAGGTCGCTCAGAACCTCCTACACGCCATCACCATGGAACGGGACATGCCGTTCCGTGAGGTACTCATCGAACGGCCGGACGAAATCCACATCGTTACGATGATCGAAGAGGGCGAAGAGCCCGTCGTTGTCGAGGCGAAGAGCAAGGAAGAGGGCGAGTCCAAGAAGGACAAGTTCCTTGAGATGATCGGCAAGAAGGGGAAGAAGGGCGAGGCCAAGTCCGAGAAGAAAGACGATGACGACGACGATGATGACGACAAGAAGGACGACAAGGACGACAAGAAGTCCGACAAGAAGTCCGACAAGAAGTCCGACAAGAAGGACTGCGACGAGTCCTACATCGAACTCGACATTGGGGCCGTCTATGAGAACGTGGCCGAGGACGATCACTTCTTGCGTTCCGCCCTTTCCTGGGGGCAGTTCCGGGACAATCCCATCAGCGAATCCACAGCAGAACTGCTGGAAGGTGACGAGCCCGACGCTGAAAAGGTCTTGAACTCGTGCCCCTGGCTGGGTGTTTGCACGAAGGACGAGATCTACGAGGCCATCGGCCCGCACATGCCCGCGTTCGATCCTCTGGTCGTTCGGGAGTTCTGCGACAGCATCGTCGCCCTATCCGAGGGGGAAGACGGTCAGACGGCACGTCAGGAATTCCTCGATGCGTTCCATGATGAAGAGTTGAAGACTCTCATGGAAGAGGACGGCCGGACTATCAGTGGAGAGCTTGACAAGCTCTTCCTCGAAGCGAGTAAGTTCAGCTTCGGTGCCGCCGACGACCTGGGGAACGATAATCTTGACAACGACCTCGATGTCGAAGGGATGCCCAGCCCCGAAGAAGAGGGAACGGACGGGTTGCCCGGCGAAGAGGATATGTCGCTGGACGACACCAGCACCGTCGAGTTCTCGATGTCTGAAGATGACGCTCGCGAACAGTTCATGAAGATCCTCGACGTGATCGGCGACGAGATCCAGGACAACGATGAGTTTGACGAGCTTCGATCCAAGATCGAGGACGAAGATTCCGAATTGGAAGGCGACGATGTCACGTCACTCCTCCAGGTGATCTCGGATTACTTCGAGGCCACCGGCAGGGCCGACGCACGCCGCGCAGAGAAGGAAGACGAGTCCGAAGCCGAAGGCGAAAGCCTTGAAGACATGGGCGGCGAAGCGGGACTTGAAGGTGACCAGGGGGCTGCGCCCCCGGCCGAAGAGCCGATGCCCGTACCGAGGTAGATCGAGTGCTTGTTCAAGGCTTTGACATCCATGGTCGCCGTACCGGGAACGGGCACGGCACTGCACTCAAGTCCGAAGGCGGACTTGATATCCTTCGCTTTTTGCCTTTCGAGGGAGTCGAGAACAAAGAGGGTCTGATTCATGAGGCCACGGCTCCGACGATCTTTGAAGGCGAGATGAAGGAAGGCACGGAGGCTGGTTCCAGAGTCCTGGAGGGACTCTTTCAGCGGGCCAATCACCGCAATCGGAACCGGCGAATCTATCCTCTTTCCATTCTGGAACGCGAAACGAAGAAACTTTCAGAGGTCATCAGGGAACACGGGGGAATTTTCGGGGAACTCGATCACCCGGAAACGGTCACTGTGAATATGCAGAAGGCATGTTCTCGCCTCGATGTTTTGCAGATGACCAAGGGCGGCATCGTTGAAGGGAAAATGAGCCTTCTGCCCACGCTCCCGATGGGCGGGTGGGCAATTGGCTGTGCTGACGCTCTGGGCGGGAAGCTTGGGGTGAGCAGCCGTGGCGCGGGGAGCCTTCTTCAGTCTGGCCAGGATATCATGGTTGGCGAAGATTACTCGATGCGTACATATGACAACGTACATGACCCGTCAACGGACGGGGCGCGACCAGCGGTTGCCGTCCAGGAACAGTTGATCCGAGAGTTTTACGAGGCGCGACCGTCCACTCAGAGACTGCTCCTGGGTAAGTCCGTAGACGAGTATCTGGGAATCAAATAGGGGAACGAGATGACCCGCGAAGCATTCAAAAAAGTCTTGATAGAAGGTGGCCTTGGGGAAGAGGCTGCTGAACAGATCCTGGATTCCTTCGACAAGTTCAAAGCGCAACTTGAAGAGGGAACCCAGGCGAAGATCGATGAGGGCGTGAAAGCCGTCCGCATTGAGATCGAAGCGGGGAACATCAAGAAACTCGAAGAGCAGAAGGCGGAAGCCGAGACGAAGCTCGAAGAGGAACTGGCCACCTACGAGAAGCGCCTCGCGGAGCGGGTGAAGAGCGTTGTCGAGGCATACCTCACGGACCACGGGGACCGTGTCCTTCGGGTTGTTGAGGCCAGCGAAGCCAAGAAGGGCAGCGCGCTTCTCGAAGAGATCGGCGAGTACGTCACCCAGGCCAAGCTCGAAATCGCCGAGACGACCGCCGACCCCGAAGAAGTGAAGGCGCTCAAGGAGACCGTGGCCGAGCAGAAGGCGGAAATCCAGAAGCTCAACGAACAGCACACGCACCAGGAAGCCAGGGCAAACGTGGCCGAGCAGGAAATCCTGACCCTGAAGGAAGCTGTGGTGGTTGACCAGCCCGTCAGCGTGGTTGTCGAAGACGAAAACAAGCCGGTGCAGCCGGACAACAGCGACAGTGAGCCCGCGAAGACCACGCCGGCCGAGCAGGACCATCCTGACAGCCAGCCAATCAGCGACGAGCCCATCGTTGAGAACGAAGGACCGGAGATGACCCCCACCATGAAGCGTATGCGCCAGATGGCGGGGATCGAGAAAAAGGACTAAGTCCTTCTCCAACTGATTCCGTTTGTTATTAAACCCCTGCTTCGGCGGGGGTTTTTTATTGGACCCGGATCTTCGTGGAAAAAGTTTGAGGTGGGTCAACCCGTAGATAGATTCAGTGAGCCGCTCAGTGTGTTTGAGTCGCGGCCGAATGACGGAACGACCGGGTACGGACATACACAGAGGAATTTTGACCATGCCGAATGACGCCCAACTCGCTCTCGAAAACGACAAGCGCGAGATTGAATGCCTCAAGGAATCTTGGGAGCTTTTGATCGAGGGTCTCGATGACAAGCGTGGCGGTCTCGTCGCTCGTCTCCTGGACAACGAAGCCAGGAACATCAACGAGGACACCGTCAGCGGAAACATCGCGGCTTTCACGCGCACCGCACTCCCGACGATCAGAAAGGCGTGGGGTGAGTCGATCATCGCGCCGGACATCGTCAACGTCCAGGCCATCCCGCAAGCGACGGGTCTGGTCTTCTACCTTCGCCAGAAGCTGTCGAGCAACCGGAGCCGTGCCGGCGTCAACGCCGCCATCGAACTCGGTCGTCCGCAGGGCGCAGCCGCTCCGCAGTTCAATCTGTGGAACAGCGATCAGTACTACGATTCGGAAGCCATCCAGTATGAGCTTTCCGGCGCGTCGGTCGCTGCTTCGACCAACGTGGCCACGGCTGCGCTGGCCTTCACGTCCATCGCACAGCCTTCGAGTCTGCCCGGCGTGTTCACGCCTGTTCGGCTTTCGCTGGTCGATCAGGCCACGAACCTCGTTCGTGCCGTCATCGAAAACAAGGGCACCGGCTTCACGTTGGTGTTCAACGAGTTGGCCGGGTTGACGCTCACCACTGCGCCCACGGTTGCGCTCAACGGCACCCAGCAGTTGACCTTGACGGCAGTCGCCGGCTGGTTGACCGGCTACACCACGGGTGCCGGCGAAGTCCTCCTCATCACGGTGGACTACGCCTACGACCTGGAGAAAAATCCGAACATCCCCGAGGTCGAGATCTCGATGGATTCGGAACAACTCAAGACCAAGACGCGCAAGCTGAAGACGCGCTGGACGCCGGAAGCCGAGATGGACATCCGGTCCTACCATGACCTCGACCTCGAAGAAGAATTGACCGGCCTGATGACCCAGGTGATGGCGCAGAATGTCAACCGTGAGATCATCAACGATCTGCTGCGCGTTGCCGGCCTTCGCTTCAGCTTCGACTACGCTTCGTCCGGTACGGGCGTGGCCGGTGGCGTCAGCGGCAACTTCAAGGACCGCAACATTGCGTTGATCCACGCGATCAACGACACGGCTGCGCAGGTCCACCGCTACACGAACCGTGGCCCCGCCACGTTCATGATCG